AGGCGTGATTGATTTTAGCATGGTGCATTTCATCACGACGGACACAAACAATCATATCAGAGAGCATTGCACCCTCTTCAAGATCTACGTAATAGTCAATGGCAATTTGTGGGGCAGGGACATCTTCAATCTCTCCTGCATTTATTAGTGCCAAGTAACTGGTGTAACTATTTACAGCCTCTTCTTCAAAGTACCCAGTCATGCGGTGCGCAGTACGGGGAAACAACATATACATTATAAGATAGTAATGCCAGAAGATAAACTGAACAAGAATGATAAGAACCCTCTCTAGGGCAGAGGGGTGGACGATCTCCATGAAAAACATTAGATGCTTGCGTTCATTAGTCGCTTCGTCTAATAGTTCTTGGATCTTAGTACCATTGCCTTTCTGTAGTCTGCGCAGACTATACAAGTGCGTGAGCATACCACCCACCATTCCAGGGACACCAGCAACCGTCTCTAGAATAAGAGCACGCTTACCATAGTTGCGACCAAAGAAAGTGTCTGCGAAGAATCTAAAGAACGAAGTCATAGATTTTGCAAAGGTGTCTGATACTTTTGTAGTGATATTCACGACTTCTCCGAAAGTGGTGCCGCCACCATGAATCGAACACGGGACCTACTGATTACAAGTCAGTTGCTCTACCAGCTGAGCTATAGCGGCAAATTATCGATGTATTTTTGTCTCTCAGATTTACGCTTTTCTGTGAGACTACGTACTATGTATATGCGCGTGAACGCTACAAATGAAATTCCTACCGTTAAAATAGTAGACAAAACTAACGGGTCTGTTATTCCCCACTTAACAACTGCCAACCATGTGTAAAAAATATTTAACGGGTAGTTAATGACTGTCCCTAATGCGACATGAATAGATGTTTCTTTCGCGATTAGGGGATCGTAAAACTTCATATAAAAAAATGACTCCTTGAATATAAAATAATAATATAAATCAATAAAACTGTATTCTTGAGCGCAAACACTCAAGGAGTCAAAAGGGTTACTCTGAGTCTGACTCAGAAGCAGATTCTGCGTGTGCCTTAGCAACTTGCTCGTAAAGCGCTACGACTTGGATTGCTTGATCGCGCAGTTGACCGATAGTGGTGAGTTCCTCACCTTTGAACCCGCCGCGTGTGACGACAGTATCAACTACTGCGACACAAGATCGCGCTACACGGTTTGCGAGATCGTTTAGTGATGCTTGTTCTTGTGACATAATTTCGTCTGACATTTTATGCTCCGTATGTTGAAGATTTTTCTAGTGCAATAAAGTATTGCGTATCTGAAGTAAGTGATCGGAAATGAGAGATCAACTTTGTTGAGACCGAGACATCATAATCTTCACCAAGAAGTTTCATGTTAGCAACACCCATGATAAAGTTGAAGTCTGTATCCGCAGGGAAGTTACCCTCGACCAAAACTGAGAATGAGTTAGATGTAGAGTTATCAACATCAATCACTCGAATCTCAACGCTGCCGTTACCAGAAGGTCGAATAGAGATAGTGTCATAACCGAGAGCGGCAGATGCTTTCTTGATCTTTGCCAGCGTCTCGTTAGTCAATACAAACTTGACTTCACACTCAGGCATGATGATGTCTTTCTTAGGTGCGGCTAACATCTCAGGGTCAGAGTAAAAATACTTAACCGACGACAGACCACTGCCATCTGAGACAGTACAGTAACTCTCATCAAACTCAATTGATGGATTGTCTACGAGAGACAAGACCGACAAAAACTCTGACAGATCATAGATACCGAATGTGCTGGGGAAGTTCTCATCAACTTCTGCACGAGATACGATATTCTTTGCGATTGACATAGTCTTCAGGACGTTACCGCCATTGACTACAATGTTTGGGTTGATAGTCGAGAAGTTACGCAAGATCTCGACCGTGCGACTAGATAATTCCATTGATTGATTCCTCAGTTAGTATGTTGCACATTATATAATATTTGATCACTTCTGTCAAGTGATTTCTCGCATACGGCTGAAATTTTTATCTTTAATAAACGCCAACTTACGTTCGAAGTGTGCGTCTTCAAGTTCAGTCTTATGTGAGATCACGAATACATTAGTGTCCTCTTTCAATGTGTCGATAATCTTCATAAGGTTATCAACACCCTCACCGTCCAACGAAGAGTCGAACGTCTCATCTAGTATCAACAGGTTGGTCGATACCGAATTCTTCATCTTGGCAATATGTCGCCAAGTAAATAATAACGATAGGTCGATACGTTGTTTCTCACCCTCAGAGAATGAGTCATACGAGAACGTGTCGCGATACCGTGATCGAATCGTTTCTTTGAAACTTTCATCTAGCTCAAAATGGACAAAGAAGTCTAGCGTCTGCAGGTACTTATTGGTCAACTCATTGATCACGGGTATATATTGTTTGATTATCTTCGTTTTTATGCCAGAGTCTTTCAGTAACTCAGACGCGACACGGTTGTATGAAGACAACTCATTAAAAGAATATTTTCTATCGTTTAGTCCATGCAGTTCTTCGTCCAAGGCGTTTAGTTCTTCATTCGCTTGCGCCATGTCACCAGTGTTCTCGGACATCTCTAGTAGGTCTGATTGAATTTTCTGAATGTTCTGAGTCAACCTAGAGACCATCTGCATGTTGTTGTTCATGAGGTTCTGCTTGTGCATAAGGTCAGACATTTCAGACTCTAGTTTTTCGAGCATTTCGTTATACTCTTGTAACTGCTCGTCCGCCTTCACCATAAGTTTCTGAAGTTCACGCGCACGTTCATTCGCAGCAGACTTTTTACTATTGCGCAGTTCATCACCGATGTCTTGATCGCACGTAGGGCACACCTCGTTATCATCAAAGAACTTTGCTTCTTTGACGACAGACTTTACTTGAGTATCAAACTGTGTGCGATATTTTTCTAACTTCTGTTTGTTTGCACGGATCTTACCTAACTCAGTCTGTACTGCAGGCAACGAGTTATTGACTTCTTCAGAGAGTTCTACGTTCACTTCATTGAAGGTTGCGATGTCAGAATTTAGAGACTCGATCTCCGCTTCCTTCTCTTTACGGTGCGCAGTGTTGATGGCACTCAGGTCACGGATATACTTCTTTTGAGAAGATATTCTTGTCTTGACCATCTCGATGGAATGGTTGTTGTTCTCTAGCTCGCCTTTGAGGAGAGAGATTTTCTCCTTGAGTATCACATTCATCTTAGAAAATATGTTAATATCAAGAAGGTCTTCTATCACGTCACGCCGAGAGGTTGAGTTGAGTTGCATGAACGGGATAAAAGAGGACGAACCGAGAACAACAATTTGGTGAAAACTCTTGTGAGACATCTGTAGGACGTTCTTCTCAAGAATCTCTTGGTACTCACGTGCGTGTGAACTCTGGTTGATCATACTGCCATCTTTCCAGATCTCAAACTTCGCGGGTTTCAGACCACGCACGATTTTATAACGGACACCATTGACAGTAAAGTATACCTCACAGAGGCAATCTTTGTTGTTGATGGTGTTGATTAGTTGGGGTTTATTAATGTTGCGGTGTGCTTTACCGAACAAAGAGAAAGACAGTGCGTCCAACATCGTAGACTTACCTGCACCGTTCTCACCCACGACTAGGTTAGTGGGCGTTTCTAAGAAATCTATTTCGTTAAAGTAATTGCCCGTCGAAAGAAAGTTCTTCCAACGGAGTTTTTCAAATCTAATCATGCAATCTCTACACTCTGTGCTTCGACCATAAGTTCAGACACTAGACCTTTGATACGATCTTTGTCTAAATCGGTCTCCACTTCTTGGATATAGTTGTAAATCAAAGTCTGCGTATCTTCAACACTTATCTGAGCATCGTCAACATTCTCACCACGAAACTCTTTGAAGTCTTCTGCGATCTTCAGTTCGTAGATCTTCTGTCGTTGAATACGCTCAACGTACCGCTCAAACTTTTTAATGTCAGAACGGTTTACCACAATCAATTTGATGAACTTGTTATCAAGATAAGTCAGATCTTCGAAATGGTTTATCTCATTTTCATCGTAATAAATCTTGTGGAATATTGTAACGCAATTTTGAACTGGCGTCAACTCGCGAGTCTCTGTGTCGTAGATATGAAAGTACTTAGGGTCGTGCGCGTCGTTCCAGAAGAACTCCATCTGTGCACCGAGATAGTGGATGTTACCTTGAGTAGATTTCGTGTGGAAGTGGCCAGACAAGACTGTCTCAAATCTCTGAAGAGGCGCGGTATCCATACCATCTTTACAAACGATACCTTTATCCATCTCAAACCCAGCAAGTTCAAAGTGTCCAGCAAGAACATCTGCTCCGCAGTTATCTAAGAATGTCATTACTTCTGACTCATTCTCAGGGCAGATCCAAGGTACCAGACCAAACTTGACAGAACCATACTCACGCACAATAGGGTCCATGAGAATATCTACTTCGTTGATATAGTGACCCATCAACTCTTTGAGGGAGTTCAACTCGATAGTATTCTTGAAGTAAACGTCGTGATTGCCTGGAATGATATCCATGTGAATATTGTATTCACGGAGTTTATCCAAGAATATCTGACGATTATGGTTCAACGCTTTGAGGTTGATCGTCTTACGGTTATCGTAGTAGTCACCAAGGTGCAATATCTGTGTGATGTTGTTTTCTAACAAGTAGGGAAAGAACACCTCACCATAGAAGCGTTCTTGATACTGCATAAAAATGTCAGACGAATTACGACACCCGCAGTGGGTGTCATTTAGAATTGCGATTTTCATACGTGCTCAACTCAATTTATACAACGATAATTATACTACTATTATATTGGTTGGTCAAGCTATTCTAAGTAATCTGATAGGTCAGAGTCAACGTGTACTGCTCTACGTTTTCTGGTTTTCTCTTCTTTCGCATACTCTTTGAATTCGTCATCTGCAGACTTTACTGCGTCGATGCGCATACGGAGAGTATCAACGAATGGTGATGTTTGATTATGAAAAGAACCTGCTTCGTCGTCATCTAAGAATTCGCTCACATCCGCTTCAGAAATAAACTTCATCTTGATGTCTTGTTGTTTCTTTTCTTTCTGAATTCGCCGCAAGAATGCATACCACGAAATCTGTGTGAAGTATGCAAACGCGTTTGGTTTACCCGATCGAGTGGCGGCTTCTATATTATAATTCTCAATCGCTTTGAGGCAGTTCTCTACTGCGTCCATGACCATCTCTTCACGATAGGTATAACGAACAAAGTTTGCCTTGTGGGAGAGTCCCTCTGCGATCTTTAGAAAACAGGAAGCGATGTAATCAGGCACAACAGGAACTTTTACACCTTCCGACTTAGATTTTTGAGCTTGTGTACAGTATTCTACTACTGCTTCGGAGAACTCTCTGTTATTGACGTAGTGTGGTTTTTCTTTAGGTTTCATAATATACAACTCGATTAATTAAGGTCACATTATACTATAATTTACATATTTCGTCAACGGGGTTGACGGATCGTGTTTTATGGTATATAATCACTTTTGTCTAAAGGGGAGAATAGTATACCTAGTGAACGGACATACCAGATGTATCAGAATCAAACTCATCTTGTTCCATTTCATTAAGGTACTCTTCTAACGAAAGTTCTTCTTGCATACTTTCCTCTAACTCAGATTTACTAGTAAACATTTCCATTTCTCTGACGGCATTACCATACTGATTGATCATATCATTAGTAGGTAAAGCAAGAGAAACAATTTTATCAGTAAAAACCATGATCACATTTTGTGGAGTATCTTGATACACCATATATGTTTTGAATGCATAAAACTTAGT